TCCAGGATACTTCTTGGATGAAATGAAAAAACGTAAGTATAAAAATGTTGTTGGTATTACACTAAGTGATGAAGATGTTAATCTTTGTCAGAGTAAAGGTCATAAAGTAGAAAAACATGACTTTAGTTTCTTACCTCAAAGTCAAGGTTATGATGATAACTCAGTTGATTTCATTTTCTTACGTCATACATTAGAACATAGTCCATATCCAATCATAACATTAATGGAATACAATCGTATTCTTAAACAAAATAGTAAAATATATATTGAAGTTCCAGCACCAGATTGTGCACGTAAACATGAATGGAATTTAAATCATTATTCTATATTTGGACCAAGCCAATTGATTGCTCTATTACAAAGAACTGGTTTTGATATTGATAAATTTCAAACTATGGAGTTTGATTTGTCAATTGATGAAAATGATGAGAAAGTAAGAGAACAGTTTTATTGTGTTGTAGCTACTAAAAAACGATCTTTAGACGTAAAATAAACATAATATACACAGTTTTTACGTTTAATAGTCATTTTTAGATAAATATTAATATGGCTACACAATTTTACAGAACATTAGAAGATATTCTAAAACTAAAAGAAGAAAACTCACAGCGTATTCAAGAACGTATGTCTGAATTAACAGAACATACTTCTAATTCGTCATATGATGATGAACTATCAGCACTCAAATCAAATTTAAAACAGTTGGGTGTAAGTGACACTCTTACAGAACAATCAATTGAAGACAAATTCATTGACAAAAGTAAACGAATTAAATTCATACAAGAAAATAATATTAAACATGGATCACCACGTTGGTTTCGTGTAATGTATGCAAGACCAGAATTAACGGGTGAAGATCCGTTCGGAGAATAACATGGCAGAAGATAATAAATTTGTTAGATCAAAAGGCGCCAAGGTTACATTAACTCCAGAACATGTAAAAGAAATTGTCAAATGTTGTAATCCTATAACTGGATATGAACATTTCATGAGAACTTACTTTTATATTCAACATCCTACGAGAGGTCAATTATTATATGACCCATATGACTTTCAACTTAAGTTGATTGACAATTATCATAATCATAGATTTTCAGTATCAATGATGCCTCGTCAAACTGGTAAGACAACATCAGCGGCTGGATATCTATTATGGTATGCAATGTTTCATCCAGATAAAACTATTCTAATTGCTGCTCATCAATACAGTGGTGCACAAGAAATCATGGATCGTATTAGATATGCATATGAAATGTGTCCTTTTTGGTTGAAAGCTGGAGTTGAATCATATAATAAGGGTAATATTGACTTTGAAAATAAAAGTCGTATTGTAGCCAGAGCCACTACAGAAAAGACTGGTCGTGGTATGTCACTTTCTCTATTATATCTTGACGAGTTTGCATTTGTAAGACCATCAATAGCTAAAGAATTCTGGACTTCAATATCACCAACACTAAGCACTGGTGGTAAATGTATAATAACAAGTACACCAAACAGTGATGAAGATCAATTTGCCAATATTTGGAAACAGGCTAACAAAAAGATAGATGCTTTTGGTAATGTAATCCCAGTTGGAGTGAATGGATTTAGTCCATTTAGAGCAGAATGGTGGGAACACCCAGATCGTGATGAAAAATGGAAAGAAGAAGAAATTGGTAAGATTGGTGAAGAACGATTTAGACGAGAACATGGTCTAGAATTCATCATTGACGAAGAAACATTAATAGATAGTATGAAATTAATGGAATTAGACGCAAGAGAACCAAAATATAAAACCGGACAGATTCGTTGGTTTAAAAAACCAATGAAAGAACATATATATGTAGTAGCATTAGACCCAAGTTTAGGTACTGGTGGTGATCCAGCGGCAATTCAAGTATTTGAGGCTGATACAGGTGATCAAGTAGCAGAATGGACACATAATAGAACTACTATTCCAGAACAAATTAAGATATTAGCAAATATTAACAATCAAATTGCAGAAGAAACTGGTCGCGTAGATAGATTGTATTATTCATTAGAAAATAATACAATAGGTGAAGCGGCTTTAATCTCATTAAGTGAATTTGGTGAAGATAATATTAAAGGTTCAATGATTAGTGAACCAAAGAAGATAGGTTCTGCTAGAAGATATCGTCGTGGATTTACAACTGCTCAAAAATCTAAATTAGAGGCTTGTTCTAAATTAAAAAACTTAATAGAAACTAATAAAATGAAAGTTTTTAGTAGTGGGTTAATCAGTGAATTAAAGACATTTGTTGCTAGTGGTGGTAGTTATGCTGCCAAATTGGGAGAAACAGATGATTTGGTTATGTCTACTATTTTAGCTGTCAGAATGTTTCAACATTTACAACAATATCACTTGGATATTAACAAACACATCAGAGATCATAATGATGTTATAGAACCTATGCCATTTTTTGCCATTATTGGCTAACAGATTTATGATAAATAATAGATATTAGAGAAATCACTATGCCAAAAAGTACTGAATCAGTCAATATTGAATTATACGATCTATTACGTGGTCGTGGATACGATGTCACTATGTATGACAGCGCGGGTCAACAAGTTCCTATCCCAGAAGAAGCGGAAGCATTTCAATTTAAATTTGAAAGTGGTGAAAAGAGTTATGGTACAGTTACAATTACTGTTGATGATTCAAGAGATTTAATAATTTATTTTAATACATCGGTTACACGCTCATCAGATGAAAATACTGGATGGGTTAAGTTTATTAATCAAATGAGTCATTTTGCTATTACTCATGGATTGAACAAAAAACTTAGAGATATGAGTAAATTGGATGATGATATGAAAGTGCGACAACACAGAAAAAATATTGCTGAAGGATATTACGGTAACAAACATACAAGTTATAGTGATAACGGCCCACCAACTATTAAAATGATTATTAAACATAACAAAACATTAGGCGAAACAGATGCCAGATATCGTTATGTTGAGCGTATCTTTTTAGAAAATGAAATGGGTGAACGTGTATTAGTCCCTTCAACTAAACCATCAATTGGTCGTGTATTTGCTAGACATTTGGCAGAAGGTGGACAATATAACGATCAACGTTGGGGACATATCAGTGAAATGGTTGAAGATGTTAAAAAACTAGGTGGATTTGTAAGAGCCACAAAAGCCGGACAATTCAATGAAAGTGTACAACGTATTGTCACCGAAGCCGCGAATCATTATCAAAGTTTAAGAGAATCACTCAAGCGTTTACAAAGTAGTCGTGGATATAATAACTATTTTGAAAGTTGGCAGCCAACTATTATGGAAGATGGTGATACAAGCAATTTGACTGAATTGTTTAGAACCAATACATTAGATACACGTATTGAATCAGCATTGCCAATTTTAAGTCGTTTAAACTTAACTATCACAGAAACAAATGAAGCTTCTATGTTTGAAACATGGGCTGATAATTTAATTGGAGAGGCATTAATTCCTAATCAACCATTACAAAAAGAAGAATTGATTGATTTACTTGGTAATGATAGTGAGATCATTCCGCTTGGTCCAGATGCATCAAATGCAATTGGTGAATTATCTGGTATCTTAGAAAAAGATGGTTTGAATGCTAGATTAATGAAGGCGGCTTCACTTGACGCTAATAGAGATGCTCGTCCAATTATCATAGCTTGGATGTCAGAACAATTAGGTCGTGAATACGATGAAATATTAGATAAAGTACAATCAACAGATGAAGAACCAGTAGTTCCAGAACCAGAAGAACCTGCAGAACCACCAGCTAAAGAACCTGCAGAACCAGCACAAAATAATATTTCACCACCACCCCCTCCAGTTAAAGAGGCAATGAGTTTGTTAGATCACATTAAGCGTCTAAGTGGAATTTAACATGAATTATTTGAAACTATTTGAACAACAATTAACTAAAATTATCGGACAAGATGTGTCTGAGTTGATTGATTCTACTTTGATGGAAGATAAAGTAGAGGATGTTGGTCGTGAGTTTCAACATATAGAAGATTTAGTATACATTTATGGACCAACCGGCGCAAAGAGAGCCATAGACAGACTAGCAAGTATTATCAAAGATAGTAGTCATATGGAGATTAAGTGGGACGGAAGTCCAGCTATCATTTTTGGTCGTGATGAACAAGGTCGTTTTCATTTAGGTGATAAGTTTCATAAAGAATTTAATGCTAGTCCGGAAGAAGTTAAACGTAGTTATCTTGGACGTAGTAAAGGTGAAGTCAGTCAAGATAGAATGATATTCGTAAACAGTATGGCTCAGTTACATGGCATATATGATGCAGCCACTCCAAAAGATTTTCGTGGATTCTTAGAGGGTGGTTTATTATATAAAACACGACCTGAACTTAATAACAAGGGTGAATATTACTTTAAGCCAAATACAGTTACTTATCATGTAGATAAAAATAGTCCATTAGGACAACGTATTGCTCAAAGTACTTCAGCATCAGCTATTACCGCTTATTTTGATCAATTGCCAGGTTTAGGTGGGCAAAGAAGAACTGAAAATTTAACACAGATTATTCAAGGTGTTGGTAGTAAAGATGTTATTATATTACCTCCAAAGTACTCAATGGTTCAGGCTCAAATTCCGACAAGTGCAATCAATAAATTATACAGTTTTTTAACTAGTAATGCTAGTGCGATTGAGAGTTTTGTTACACCAAGTCCAGAATGGATTTCAACTTTTGCAGATTCAGCTACAGCAACAAAACAATGGAGAGCATCAATCTATAAATATGTCAATAGTCAAGTAGATCATCCAGGTGGATTAGAAAATCTTGGAGGTAACATGGCTCAATGGGCAGAAACAGATCCTATATTTACCAAGGGTCGTAGACAGATAGCGATTGATATGATTAAAAATGGTGGTGCTGGTCTTAGTGCTACATTCAAACTAGTTCGAGGTATAATGAATGTCAAGGATGTTATCATTGATCAAATGGAAGAACCAACACTTAGAGATGTTCATATTAGAGCAGAACTTCCTGGTGGAGCTTCCAGCGGTGAAGGATTCGTAAGTGATCCAGCGGGTGGTAGTCAACCACTAAAATTTGTTAAGCGTGGTGGATTTACTGCCGCCAACAGAGCGCAGGGTAGAGTTGGTCTTGCAAAAGGAACTGAAGTAAAAACTGATCCTAAACTTGCTAAAAGTGCAAAAGCGGCATTAAAAGAAAACATTCAGAAAATTGGTGATAGTGATACATGTGTAGTTGGATGGGGTCGTGGTATGGGTCATAAAGGTCATATGTATTTGGCAAATGCTGTATTCACTATGGCTAAAAAAATAAATGCCGATCCATATTTTATCGTTAGTGAAACTATTGGTAAAGATGATCCATTAATGCCAGATGAAAAATTAGATATCTATCGTACTGTATTTCCCCAATATTCATCATCATTTCAAAGTTCCAAAAATTTGATAGACGTATTACATGAGCTTAATAAAGATGGTTATAAGAATGCAGTTGTAGTAGTTGGGGCGGATCAGAAAACCGAATTTCAATATCTACTCAAGTATAATGGTCAACCAACTAAGAGAGAAGGGAATATTATATTCAACTTTGATAAATTGAATATCATTAGTCGTCAAGAAACTGGTGATAAGTATTCAAATAAGGAAGGCCCTCGTGCCACTCCAATGAGAGAAATATTAAAAAATCCAAATGCTACTTATGAACAAAAGTTCAAACTTTGGAGATCAGCAATGCCTAGTGCGTTGGATGATGGTGAAGTGGAACATTATATGCAATTGGCCGCACAACGTATGGGATTTCCAGTAGAACAAGGTTTGGATGAGGCTGATAATCCACAATTTGGTGGTGCTGGTATGGGATCACCAAGCGCCATTCCAGGAACCCCAACCAGTCTTCAGCCACAACCAACCGAAGATGACATCATACGATATCATAAAGAAATGGCTTCAATGCAGCGATTTTTGGATCATAGAAAATAAATTTATCAATTCTTCCGATTAATGATAAATACTCTTGACAAATAGATATTAGTCGTTTATAATATATATAAGTCGCCGTCAGAATTCCTCTGACTACAACACTTAAAACTTAGTTAAAACTACACTTAAACATAAAGGAAAATACAATGAGTTTAGCAGACATTCGTGCCAAATTGCAGGCACAAGACAATCGTAGTCAATCTACAACATCAACAAAATCATCAGGCGATCAAGCCTTATATCCATTCTGGAACATTAAAAGCGGAGAAACTGCACAAGTTCGTCTGTTGCCAGATGCCGATCCGACCAATTCATTCTTTTGGGTTGAAAAGTCAGTTATCAATCTTACATTTCAAGGTGTAAAAGGAACCTCGGATAATAAACAATATACAGTTAAAGTTCCATGTATGGAAATGTATGGTGAAAACTGTCCAATCTTGGCAGAAGTTCGTACATGGTATAAAGATGATTCACTTAAAGATATTGCCAATAAATATTGGAAAAAGCGTACATATCTCTTTCAAGGTTTTGTTAAAACAAATCCATTGACAGATGATGTAACACCTGAGAATCCAATTCGTCGTTTTGTTGTTACACCACAATTATTTGCTGTTATTAAAGCGGCAATGATGAACCCAGAGATTGAAGAATTACCAACTGATTATCAGCGTGGTTTGAATTTCAATATCATCAAGGGTACTAAAGGTGACTATGCCGATTATTCAACTTCAACATTTGCACGTAAAGAAACATCATTGACAGAATCAGAAGTCGCATCTATTGATGCATTTGGTTTGTATAATCTCAAAGATTTCTTACCAAAGAAGCCAAGCGAAAGCGAACTTCGTATTATCAAGGATATGTTTGAAGCATCAGTAGATGGTCGTCCATATGATGCTGATAAGTGGGCTGCATATTACAAACCATGGGGTTTGGAAGTTACAACTCCAGCAAATCAATCAACTGAATCAAGTGACTCAGTTAGCGATGAATCATTTGCTAACGTAACTCCAGTGGCAACCGCTGGTTCAACTCCTCCATGGGACGATGAGCCAGTCGCAACAACCGAAGAGGTTAAAGTTCCTGTCGCAACTGCGGCGAAATCTAATGCAAATGATATTTTAGCATTAATTCGCAGTCGCCAGAACAAGCCTGCCTAATTAATTAGGTCACGTACCCAGAGAAATCTGGGTACTACTTATCTGGAGAACAATCATGACTTTACCCGATGAGCGTTTTCGCGCATTAAAACACGGTAAAAAATTATTAGAAGAATTATGCGATCCTGGCAAAACTCCTAGAGTTCCAGGTATCGTTAGAGAACGCGCCCGCGGTGTACTAAGACATTATCCAACCGATTATGATCTTGAAAGAATGGCTAATTCTTGTCCGGAACTACTTGACACAGAAAACTTTTCACCGTATACTACTGGTAAGCAATTATATAAAGGAACATAATGAAAAAACCCTTTGATCTATCAAAGTTTAGAAAAGATATTACCAAGTCTATTGAAGGCATGAGTATTGGATTTCATGATCCAACAGATTGGATCAGTACTGGTAATTTTGCATTAAACTATTTGATTAGTGGTGACTTTAACAAGGGTATTCCTCTTGGAAAAGTTACCGTATTTGCTGGTGAAAGTGGAGCCGGTAAATCATATATCTGTAGTGGAAATGTTATTAAAAATGCTCAAGCTCAAGGAATCTATGTTGTACTAATTGATAGTGAAAATGCACTTGACGAAAGTTGGTTATTGGCATTAGGTGTTGATACTAGTGAAGAAAAACTATTGAAATTAAACATGGCTATGGTTGATGATGTGGCCAAAACAATTTCTGTATTCATGAAAGATTATAAATCATTGGCACCAGAAGATCGTCCAAAAGTATTATTTGTAGTTGACTCACTGGGTATGTTAATGACGCCTGTTCAAGTTAATCAATTTGAAGGTGGTGAAATGAAGGGTGATATGGGTCACAAACCTAAAGCTCTTAAATCATTGGTTACCAACTGTGTTAATATGTTTGGTAGTTTGAATGTTGGTATGATTTGTACTAATCATAGTTATGAATCACAAGATCCATATAGTCCAGATCCAAAGATCAGTGGTGGTAGTGGTTTTGTATATGCCAGTTCAATTGTAGTGGCAATGAAAAAACTCAAACTAAAAGAAGATGAGGCTGGTAATAAAGTTACTGATGTTCTTGGTATTCGAGCCGGATGTAAAATTATGAAAACACGTTATGCCAAACCATTTGAAGATATTCAAATTCAGATTCCTTATGAAACGGGTATGAATCCATATAGTGGTTTCTTTGATTTGATTGAAAAACGTGGTATGATTAAGAAAGAAGGTAATCGTTATACCTATACTGATCTTAATGGTGAAATTCACAAATATTTTCGTAAAGAATGGTCAAAGAATGAAAATGGAATCATGGATTTAGTAATGAATGAATTTGGGAAACAAGATCAAGCTCTAAATACAGTCATTGCGGAGGAAATTGAAGAATGAGTTTAACATTAGTGGCCGAAATGTGGTTGGCAGTTAAAGAAAGCATCATTAGTAGTGATCGTTCAGTTGTTGCAGATAATGTAATTTCCATGTTGATTGATCATGATATTGGTCCAGATGAAATTCGTAAGGCATTTCGTGGTGAAGGTGATATCATTGATGCATTAAAATATTATATGGATTCTGAAGATTGGTCTGATAGTGATGAAGATAATCTTGAAGATCAAGAAGATGAATTATACTTTGACGATGAAGACGATGAAGAAGACGAAAACTGGTGAGCATGAACTGGTATACTAAAATTACTCAGAGTATATCACATTTGCCTGATTTTATTTCTCATTATGAAAATGAATTAAATCAGGCAAAATATGAAACTCATATCAAAGGTAGTATAGAAAAAAGTATTGCCTATTTACCAGGAATTACAGAACAAAGATTCAATCAACTTCAAGAAATTGAAGCTGTTCTTAATTATTTAAACATTCAACTGAGAAAATTACGTAGTCAAACATTCAAAAAATTTCTTGAGACCTATAATCGAGCATTGACCAGTAGAGATGCCGAACGTTATGTAGATGGAGAATCTGATGTAATTGACATGGAAACATTATGTAATGAAGTCGCGCTCTTGCGTAACAAATGGCTTGGTATTATGAAAGCATTAGAAAGTAAAAACTTTATGATGGGTCATCTGGTTAAATTAAAAACAGCCGGCATGGAAGATTTTTCAATTTAAGGATAAACAATGTTTCCATATATCGGAGGCAAAAAACAACATAGTAAATGGATTGATCCATTATTTCCAACTGATTTTTCTACATATGTAGAAGTATTCGGAGGAGCCATGTGGATGTATTGGCAAAGTGCCAAAACACCTGTACAAACAAACGTATACAATGATTTTAATAGACATTTGGTTAATGTATTTCATTGTTCGGCAACAGATCCAAAACATTATCATCAAGTATTACAAAGTTATTATAAAGATGTGGGTGATGCTAAAACATTCACACAATATCGTGACGATGTATTTTCAGTATATAACACTCAATTTGCTATTCCAGACTATGATCTGGCGGCCAAATATATGTTACTTCAAACTCAGATTTTTAGCGGTGGTATGGGTATTCACGAACGTAGTAAAATATATCACAATCCAAAGTATAAGTCTAAATTCTTTACCTACGCTGAGAAGTTTGAACAACAAAAGTATCTGGACAAATTATCAGTATTACAAACTGAAAACATGGATTGTCGTGATGTTATTAGAAAATATGATAGTTCAGATTCCTTCTTTTATGTTGATCCACCATATTTTAATTTAGAAGATTACTATACCAAGAATAGTTTTGGGCGTAATGATCATATTGAATTATTGACTCAAATGAGTACTATGAAGGGTAAATTTGCTCTGAGTTATTACTATTTTAAAGAACTTGAAGATATCATGCCAAGAGACAAATTTCACTGGCATGAACAAGTTACATATAGTAATAATGGATTAACTAAAGTTGATGGTGCTGTGAGAAAAGATGGTAAACAGGCTAAAGGTATCAGAACCGAACGAGTAGAAGTATTGATATTAAACTATACACCAACTTCACAATGTGATATAATAACTAAATTAAAGGTAAATCTAGCTGATACAAATTTGTTTGAATTTGAATAAATACTATATTATGAAAATCAACGAACTCTTACACGAAGGTATCATCAATTGGACAAGAACCAGTGCTCAGAAAATATTTGACTGGACTGGACAAATTATCAAACGTATAGGATTTGGTCAACAAGTGGAAATTAATTTGGCAACTGCAATGGGACTTAACTCATTGAGAGAATCAACAGAATCAACAGAACCAACGACACCAGTGGATCAATCAAATCCACTTCCCGCTGATCCAAAAACAAAACCACCAAAACAACCAAAATCTAAAACATCAAAATCTAATGTAACTAGAGATAAATTTGACTTGACCGCAATGATCGGTTACTTCAATGAATTCAGCGTAGCATGGAAACTTGCTTATGCTTTTGAACACAATGGTGTAAATATCAAACCGTCAATTGAAGGTGGGTTGAAAAGACATGCTGAAAACTATAAAAATCTTATCTTAGATAATGCAGAAAAATTCAAGAAACCCTCATCAGTAATTCAGTCTGAACTTCAACGAGCCGAAGATGGTTCAGAAATTATGGCTAAGAAATTATGGGATGAAATTATATCCTCTCATGATCTTAAATTGATTGACGTTGATATTGTCTTAACTGGAATCTCATCGATGGGTGCTGGTAAAGAAGATATTTTGATTAAAATTAAAAAGAAAGGTACTGAAGAAACTCAGGAAATGATCAAGGCCAGTCTGAAATTATATAAAAATTCAGGCGGGGTCAATGTTTATAATAGTACTTTTGCTAGTTATCTAGTTACTGTACTAACAGGTAAAAATGATCCTGGAACTGGTAAGAAAGCGATCAAATCATTTTTAGAAGAACATCCAGAATATACTCAAGATATTGAAGAAGTTCTGGCTATTACTGATCAGTGGCTTGTTATCAAAAATGATCTTAAGAAAAAAAACGATCCAGATTATAGAAAAGCTGCAAACGCATTTGTTACCGCTAATCGTGGATATCAAAAAATGCGTGATCTATTATTCGGTAAAATGTTTAATGATTTTTATGGTCGTGATAAGCCGGCCATTAACGAAAGAATTCTACAACGTTTGGGATTAGATGGGGCTGATGATGTATATCTCTTGGTTGGAACTGAACGTCAAAGAATGATTCCAGTTAGTAGTAGAACAAGCAAAGAGTTTGGAGAATTGTATCAACAGTTAAAATCCGGTTTCAATATCAGATATGAAATTCCAGATGATCCAGATGTAGTGCACTGTACATTGATTATTGAAAGTGAAGAAGGTAATATACTTGCTAAAATTAGTATTAGTTTCAAAGAAGGTGGAACATTCCCACATATGTGGGATGTTGGTGATATTGTTAGAGCCGCCAAAAGAGAACAAGGCATCAAATAACTATCCAAATAATATTGACATAATGTACAATATATAGTATACTATGATTTAATTAAGTATACTTAGGAGATATCTTTGTTCCCATATATCGGCGGTAAAGCTAATCATGTTAAATGGTTAGATCCATTATTTCCAGTTTCTGGAATAACTACATTCGTAGAAGTATTTGGTGGAGCAGGATGGGTTGGTATTCGAAGTAAAAGAATATTACAATGTTCAACTAGAGTATATAACGATTTCAATATCTTTATTGCCAATATTCATGAATGTTTTAGATCCAAACATATACAACTATTACAACAATTAGAAAGTTATCCCAAAAGCGATCCAATATTATATAAACAATTTCAACAAGATGTTTTTGGAAATTCATCAATTGTAATTCTTGGTGATGTTGTATTAGCTGCAAAATATCTTTATCTTCAAACTCAAATCTTTAGTGGTACCACACTTGGACTGAATACTAATAGTTATTTCTGTGATACTGCCAGTAATGGAAAGTACGGTAGCAAATATGATACTATCAAAGATAAGTTAAAAAACAAAACTTATACTGATAGATTAACTGGTGTTACACAAGTAGAAAACATGGATTGTATTGATTTGATTAAAAAATATGATAGTCCAACTACATTCTTTTATGTTGATCCACCATATTTTAAGAAAGAATATTTATATACGGCAGAATTCCCAGATACAAAACATTTAGAATTGGCTGATACACTTAAAAATGCCCAAGGTAAATGGTGTTTAAGTTATTATGATTTTCCAGAATTAGAACAATGGTATCCCAAAGATCAATATCATTGGCATAGTCAAGATGTATTTCGTTGGTCTAGTACTCGTGGTCATAAACAAGAAAATTATAAGAAAAATAGTCGTGGTACAGAAATCGCTGTATTGAATTATATCCCACATCCAGATATCATCATTCCCAAAGTCAAAAAAGTAGTAAATTCCACATATAATACGCTTTTTACTGAGTAAATCTTAGTGTTGTTTTTATGCAACACTAAGATATTCTCAATATTTCAAATTTGACAACAAATCCATTTTACTGTAAAATACTTGTATTGAAACTGATAAATGAAAGCGAAAATGATTAATAACATTGAAAAACATTCAAAAGAAATTTATGTAACAAATGGCGTTGTACGTTGGAAATCAAATGATCAAGTTCCTTTTGATGATATGTTAACTAAATTGTTTGAAAATGGCAATATTCTCAAACAAGAAGTTACTAAAAGTAACTTAATTCGTCAAAAAGAACAAACTGCATTTTTGGAATCTTATCGTAAAAATTAC